AAGTAACCCACTGACAAAACTCGTCCCAATTCTTAAGCGGGCTGCTCTGACGTTGTGACAGAGTAGTCATTGAAAAATGAGTGCGATGTTTACTTGTTATGATAAGACATTGTAACCCCGTGGTCTTGGTTAGGGGGTATTTAAGAGCCCATATCCTCCTTACTGGAGGCCCTAGGGCCATACGGGGGGACTTATTTGTGTTCGGAACGCCCAGCCATCCTGCAATAGGAATTCATCGGTTCGGTCTTGCCCTTAGCATTATTATATATGCTACTATTAAGTTTTGTCAATACCCTCCATAGGGATCATTCTCTGGAGTAAATTTCTGTATTTGTTCTGAACCACCAGTAGGACAATCTATATCCGAATGGCAATTCTCAGAACCACCTATAGAAAATGGATTGTATCTTGCTGTCGCAATACGATACATCTTCTCATGCATTGTAATCTCTTCTTCCTCTTCTGGATCAGGAGGTTCATACTCTGAAGGTGCTGTATCTTCCCAATCAAAAGAACCCTTATCAGTTGCTATTGGCATACTGTCTAATGGGTTCTCGTAGATTGATGGTTCAAACCAATCATCTTTGAAGCTACTTGTCATTTGTATTTACGTACAGTACCTTTCAATCCTGCATCTTTTAAATATCGTCGTGCTTCTTTCTGTGCATCGAAAATTTTCGCCCAAGACTGGTTGTCTGACCAACTTGTATGCGATACTAGGTATTCAATCTCGCCGTCAACCTTACGGGTTGCTACCCAACGAGAAGTGTTATTAGGATCTGCAGACATGATAAAAATTTTAAACTAAAATTATTTATTAGCGAAGTAAGTCTTGTAGTAACTAACGAGACCAAAGTTTACCGTATACTTACTTGCCCATTCTTCAGCACATTCTACCACAGATGGTCCAGAATATCCATGTCGTGTTAAGATTTTTATAGCTTCTTCCTTCATATTAACCCCAACGATCCTGCAGTGAAACCTACTGCACAGAAGAAACCAAATTCATATAGTGCGTAATATGGACTATTGAAGAACGAATTGACCAGCATTTGTGAAAAGATATGCAGCTACGGTTGATAAAAATAATACTTGATACATTTTAAGCTCCAGATGGTACGGGTACGGGTTGTGCTATCCGTATTCCTTTCCCGCCACCTTGATCATCATCGTCATTATCACCGTCAAATGCTCTAAGTAATAACTCAATCAACACTAGCGCAGTCATTGGGTAGAAGACCCAAAGGATTGCAACTAGTGGTGAAATTGAATTTGTATCGGCTACTAGGTCGCCCATATTATTTGTATTGAGAAATGTTACGAATAGTTATTTAGTTTTTACAGAACGCCAGGAAGGATAGATCCTGTGCAGATATATGAACCGATGCCAGCGATAACGCCAAGCATGGCAAGTCTTCCGTTAAGAAGTTCAGCTTTTTCGTTAAACATTAGAGTACTCCAGGGATAATTTGTCCAGTTGTTAAATATGCACCAAGCATTGCCATCCATCCGACCATAGCAAGTTGACCATTAACAGTCTCTGCTTGCTTAACATAGTCTTGATCGATGACCTCGATTGGAGGCTCTTTGGCATACATGTTTTGTCTGCCACCGTCTTCGGTTGTAATCATGTGTTATGTAAAGAAACATTACACAATTATATAGCAAATATTAAACTTCTGTCAAGTATAATTACCTAGTTCGTCAGGGTTTCACAGCCACTCCAAATGGATTCAGTACTACATTACCTGATGCGGTTATCCTTTCACCGTCTGTTGTCTTACGGTATACCGTATGCATCAAGGTTGATGGGAAAATTAGTAAGTGCTTATTACTGTTGTCATTAATATAAACTGGTTCTACATGATCTCCATTCACAAATATGAAAGGAGCATCGTTATCTTGTACATCAAGGTATGAAGAGAAAGAATACATTGAAAATGTATGGCAATGAAGTTGATGTTGATCTCCTTTCTTCATTCTATTCACCCACATCTTAGCAATCTGCATAGTAGTATCATCTATACCATAGATACCACCTTCTGCCTTGTGTCTTTCAAATAATGTATGAATTTCTTTAAGTAACCAAGTACTAAACTTGGGAGGAATTGGCATAATATTTTCAGCATTCGATCCATCCTCTGTATTGATCGAATAATAAGGATGATCTTCAAGAGGTTCACCCTTCTCAAGAGCATCCATAGCATACTCTTTCAGTTCATCGAATTGCTCATCAGGAATACGAGCAACTGCAATCTTCTGTTCAATTAACCATTCTGCCATAGTAGAAAGGGGTGCAAAGCACCCCTAGTATGTGTTTTCTGTCGCGCCTAAAGCCATCTAGTTTAGAGTCTATTGGTGAAGACTATCCAACAGTAGTAACAGTATCAGTACTGAATGATAGTACATCTTCCCCACCTGCAGCAGGAAATGTTACTGGTTGAGCAGCATCAAATGCTAGATCATTCTTACCAAAATCAATCTTATAATCATTCATATAGTCTGGATCATAACAACCATCTGGTAGATTAAACTCTATACTATCATGATCTTTATGTTCTGGCAACCCTTCTGTAATAGTCTGCAGACCTTGATAGTGTCTCCAAACCTCACTCAAGGTACTTCTATCAAAGTCCTTAGTGTCTACTGCCTCTTTGAATGCTTCCTTTACTGCATCCAATGCCTTATCAAATTTTGTGTGTAAATTACATGTCATAGTAGTTCCTTTTCTAATTTGGTTAATAGTATATCATAATCTTCATCTACATCACCGTAGAAGTCTACACCTTTACTCTCGAAATATCTAACGACCTGATTATAGATCATTGGATACTCTATGTCAAGTGTTATTTGTCTGTCAATAGCACTCCATAGAATGTCGAGATGAGATGAGAACTTTTCCTTTGTAGTCATGAGATATACCTCAAGGGACATGCCTCCAGACGGATTTGAACCGCCGACCTTGGCTTTACAAAAGCCCTGCACTACCGCTGTGCTATAGAGGCTTGTGACTACCTCGTTATTATAGCACAATCGTTAGTCAGAGTTAGTTCTCTGTACCAGTTTTGAAATAGTCCTTACGCATGTACCTACCAAGGATGTTACTATTGTAATACGCTGGTGATCCATCTTCATTTGCCTCCGTAAGAACATTATGTAAGAATAACTGACGAGTCTCCTCGTAATTAACCTTACCCAGTGTTTTATGTAGGCTGATTATTTCTCTTTTGAAACTTTCAGACCCCAAAAGTTTCCTGTCCTCTGTAAGTTCCTTAGAACTTCCGTAGTATGACTTCCAGTTACTTTCACTCGTCCGTTTGCGTCCGCCACTTCTAGGCTTTCGTTTTTGGACAAAGTATTTTCTCCCGATATATTGCTTCCCAGTTCGTAAATTTGTAATCCTGTAGACAAAACCGAAGAAGTCGTTAATGTCAGCAGAAGTAAAAGTTGCACCCTGATAGGTCCAGGGGTTCTCGTAATCTCCTTCCAAAGTTTGTTCATTAGTCACATTCTCCATCGTCATCGTTGATTTGAGCGTAGGATTTAATCCCATCACCATTATCTATACGATAAGCAGAAGTGTCTGAATAAACTTCTGCTTTTATCTCAGCAATAGCTCGCTCTAAATCTGTTATTAATACTTTAAGGTTTTGTCTCATCATTGCCAATATTCTTCTAGTACATCAAGGGATTTGTTTAGATACTTATCAGCACCTATACATTCCCACTCACCCATTTCACCACGATCACATTTATCTTTTAGTTCTATCTTAAGTTTAGTGAGTTTAGCAGTCATCTCTACTTTGCTCAGTCGTCCGTTCATTTTAGTCCCTCTTGTAATTGATTCCAATCGTTATCAAAAATTTGGAGTCCAGAGTCGGTTAGACAGTGGTCATACATTTTATTAAATATATCCCAAGGCAGAGTACAGATATCAGCCCCCACTCGAAAACACTTTGCGACTTGAATTGGGTCTCTAATCGAAGCAGCAAGTATTTCAGTCTCACGACTGTGTGTTGTAAAGACATCAGAAATCTCCTGTACTACAGATATACCATCCCAGTATTGGTCATTCAAACGACCTATGAATGGTGAAACATACTTAGCACCTGCTTTAGATGCAAGTATAGCTTGGTTAGCAGAAAATACTAACGTTACATTAACAGATATATCATCTTCTGCCAAATCTTTACATGCCTTAAGACCATTCCTTGTACAAGGAACTTTAATTGTAATGTTGGGACCTATCTCTAGGTACGTATCCGCCATCGCCAACATATCTTCCACCGTTTCACCTACTACCTCTGCTGATATCGATGCAGTCCAAGTAAATATTTCAGATATCTCTTTAAGAACTTCTAAAGGATTGTGACCATTCTTCAGCATCAAACTAGGGTTGGTTGTTACACCATCTATCAACCCTGAACTGTGTGCTTGTTTTATTAGATCGACATCAGAGCAGTCTAAGAAAATTTTCATAACTGACTCAATTTTATTTTCACTATTTATTATAACACAAAAAAAGAGAGGACAAAAGTCCTCCCTGTAACAAGTATGTCTTGGTTTTAAAACTATAACACTATTTACAAGTTACTACCTGTTTAGTGTATTTTGTGCCTCGATAACTCAAAACGTTTTCGTTCTGATTACAAGACTGTTGCCGTGCGGTGTCGTATTTTACACCTCTATATGTTACTTGTGCCATTGGATTACTCCTAAAGTAGTTGG